CGGCCAGCCCACCTGGGCGCGTGCCCATTATGATGCCGCCGTGAGCGACTTGGTTGCCGATGAACACGTTCTCACTGATTCGATAGCGTGAAATCTCCGTGCTGCTTGAGCCGTAAGCCTGAATGCCCCAATCATACGGTCCCATGCTGATATTGCGCTTGATGGTCGCCAAGCCGCTTGCGCCGACCGAATGCTGCGTATAGAACGAGTGCCCGTGTTTGTTGGGCGTCCCCTGCCAACCATTGTTGAAAACGACATTGCCGTAAAACTCGTTGAGTTGCGATTGCCTCCACGACGAAATGCCGCTGGACAAGTCGTGGACGATGCAGTTGATGAACTTCACGCCGGTCCCGAAGATATTCGGGCCATCGGATCTGGTGATAGCGGTTGGGAAACTGGAATCGTCACCGCTCAAGCGGGCTTCGGTGCTGCTGCTGAAAAACTCGACATCTTGAAAGGTGATGTAATTGCCAAAGCTGGCGGTCGAAGAGTTGCCAACAGTGACGGTCGGGCGAGCGCAGGCGTGGAATCCGTAGGTCGCACCCCCGTAAGCTCCACCATCAATTCTCGCCAACTCACCGGGGAACGACTTGAAGATAGTCTGCGCACCCGAATTGCCGGAAACCGTGACTTGGAAAATGTAACCTTCCTGCGAGCCGGGGATATTGTTTTGGGGAAGATGGCTGTAGATGCCGCCGCGCAGCATCACGGTATCACCAGCCACGACAACGCCGACCTTGTTAAAGGCAGTTTGCAGATCCCAAGGAAACCCTGATCCCCCGGTCCCTGCTGGCGTGCCATTGGTCGCCACGAACCACGTATTCGCCGCTTCTGCCGATCCTTGGCAAATTAGTAGCAGGCAGAGCAGCAATAGTCTCATAATTGCTTCTTGATGGCGTAGGGCAATGCCGAGCGAAATTGGCTCCGAACCGCGTCGATGTCCTGCCTGGAACCTTCGGCGTGGCCGACATATTTGGCATTCTCAATTAGCAGGTCCAAGTCATTGACCATATCGTGGTGCGTCTGTCGAAGCACGTCAGCGATCGCATTCAGATTGTCATCAAATGCTTTAGCCTGTTCGACCGATAGAGCGATGTCGCGGTCGTAGAGCGAAAGAACGTAGCTGGCCTGCTCGACGGTCGTAATGTTACGGGGCGAAAAGATGAATGGGTTGATCATAAATTTACTTCACGATGTTGTTGGTTGGCCAAAACAGAATCACTGGAGGTTGCCCCCATTGCATCGGCATCGGCACATAGCCGCCCGGCTGCTGGGTTTGAGGAACGAACCTTTCGAAGATTAGCGGCCCGTAGGAAATACGAACCGTCGCGGGGTCTTTCGAGAGAGCTTTGACAAGCTCGGTGAGATTCTTCTGGCTGGTGCAGCCAGCGGCTGCAATGAGAAGGATGGATACGAGTAACGGTTTCATTTGGTTTGTTGTGGGGGTGCGTTGGTGTTTGGCTTCATGCGCTGCTCGCGTTCGAGACGGCGTTTGAAAGCCGGTGAGTTGGTGTTGATGGCAGGATGCTTATTGGTGGTCGCTACGACATTGGTTGGAGTAGTTGCTGGTCGTGGCGGCAGCGCGAAGCCGACGAGATTAGTCGTCACCGCGCTTTTCAGCAAGACATCCTCAAGCGTGATTGTGCGCTGAATAACCGTTTCCTGCGAGGCCAGCATTGCTCTGCCGTTGGATTCGCCGACGATGGCTTGCTGGCTGTTGGTGATTAGTGACGTTGCCAAAATAACGATGTTCGTGATCATGGGTCTGCTGCCATTGAAAAGATGAACCAAGTTCCGTTGACGTATCCTCGGAAACCCGGCGTATTGTCTGTCTGGTAAACTATCATCCCGTCTGCTGGGGTGAGAGCGGTTTTCTGCGCCTTGGTAACTGAGCCTACTGTAAGCGCGCCATCCTTGCTAATGGATGTTTTTATTGTTCCGTGATTATACCATGCCTGAAGCTTGTCAGTGGCACCGACGAGTGCGTTTGCTGTATCAAAATAGTAAGCCCCTCCTGAAGCACTACCTGATACAGTGCCAGGAGTAATGAATGTGCGTTTCGTTGAATCACATTGGATTTCTATTGCTGCGATCTTACTGTTCGCGTCTGCGTAGGAATCCACATAGCTATTCCCGACATCGACTAGCATGTTTATGCTTTTATAATCTCCATAGGCATTGACGGTAGCATTGGAAGAATCATTACCTCCCCCGATAAGTATTTCCCAACTGCCATCATAGCCGTGGCCAGTGTGAGAAAACATTACAAGGCTTGGACCGAATGGACTCCAGAAACTAGGTTCTTTGCCAATGATTGTACCGCCAGTTGGACCTATTGTTAGTTGGTTGGTTCCACTGTTCGCAAACGCTGCCAGATTGTCGCCGGGTATTAGAGTGTTGGCGGTGTCGAAGGTGTAGGCGGTGGCGGAGCCGGTGCTGATTACTTCCGGTCTAAAATCTATCCTCTTTGCAAACGCACTATCTGCCCAAAAAAACCTAGATTCCAGCCCCAAAGCTCCTGATGCAATATCATCCCCAGCATAGCCAGCAATCTCCCAATGCGAATGTCGGTTAGTCGTGTACCCATCCATCATCCACTGTTGATAGATGTTGGTTACAGTGTTGAAAAGAAACCCGGTTTTCCACTTGAGAACGGCGTCAAAGTTATAGTTGTCGTCATCAGTCACGTCGAACTGCAACGTCATGTCTTCCGAGTCTCCCCGACTTGTCACATGCAATGCGTCAATAACCTGGGAAAAATCTTGAGCACCGTTAAAATTGTTGTCCACGACCCACGCACCTATACCAATCCCCCCATATGGAGAAATCACATTGACGTTAGTGCCTTTGTTTGCAAACGCGGCAAGCAAAGCACCAGTCGTCCACGGCACACTTGTATCGACCACCAGCGCGACATTGGTCGCGTTGTCCGCAAGCTGGCTTTCAATCCGCACCAAGTCGATTGCTGGACTGGGTTCAAGCACGCCGCCTGCGGAGGCCCACAACGCCGAAGCAGCGCCGGAAGAAAGAGCGATCCATCCAGCAGCCCCGGTCCCGGTTGCTTTCTTGTAGATTTCCCCTGCGTCGGTGTCTCGATAAATGCTGCCGGGGCGTGCGGTTACGAGACCTTCCGGTGAGCCTGCACCCCAGGTATCGAACAAACTATTGGTGCTTCCATTCCAGCTTATGTGGCCGTCGAGGGCGAAATTCTTCCAACGCAATCCTGTGGGATTGCCCAGGTCAATCGTATTGTTTACAGATGGAGCTAATACAGTATCAAAAGCGATGATTCCTCTTTGATTATCGTTGGCAAACCACGCTGTTACCGAACCTCCCTGGAAATGAGCTACCTGTCCGGTGCCATCAATATCCATGTAAGCAACACCAGACGGACCTTGTATAAGAAACTTGGCAGAATCAACTGTGTTGGTTGAATCTAAGCGAATGTTGTTGTTGTTGGAATAAACCAAGCTGGAAGTGCCAAGAGTTGTAGGCGTTATCCAATAAGGGAAATTGGGAACCGTGCCGCTGCCGAAAACTGTTCCGCCCCCTGTTTGCCCCGGATCAAATCGCGCCATTTCGATCCAGTCGGGTGCGGTGTATTGCAAGATGATGCCTCGATTCGTGGTTCCCACCCAATCACCCTGAATGTCCACGTAAGCGCCGGGAACGTCCCATTGCTCACTGAGATCCGGCAGCGTGAAAGAGTTGCTTCCATTCTGGCTAGTCACAAAAAGAAGCTGCCCCTGATAAGCGCCTGCGCTCAGGCTTAGGGTGACCTGAGTGGCATCGTTGGTTGGCGAATTGAGCAGCCAAGTCGTATTTGTGGTGACATCTAAATAATTCGTTCCCAGCGCCAGCAGCGTCACCTTGGCCGGGAGCGAGAATGTGCCATACACATTCTCGTTCGTGACGAGGGTTAGGGTGTTATCGAGGGCCGGATAAATGATACCGGCATCGTTCGTGTGGACCGCGCGATAGAATACTTGCAGGAGATTGGTTTGAAACTGATTAGTTGAGAACGATTCGAAGGTTGGCACGGCAGCGCGCGTCACGAGCGCAATCAGCCAAATGCAAAGGAATAGGAATTGTTTCATGGCGCTAACTTCATCAAGAAGACATCGGAATTACCGTTGGAGGTGAGGCTCTGGCCGTTGAAAGTGCCGGTGCCAAAGAAATAACCCGACACAATAGGCGAGCCAGTGGCATCGATGCCGATAGCGGCTCCCTGATCGCTATTCGGCCCGCCAAAAGCTTTCGCCCATAGCAGCAACCCCGCTGGGGAATACTTGGCTGCGAATATGTCCGAGGCTCCGGCAACACCAGCAGCCGTCAATGTCCCCGTTCCAAACTGAGCGGTTCCTTGAAACGAGCCTGTGACAACCACATTCCCGCTCGTATCAACCGCAACAGCCTTGCTGGTATCATCCGCAATACCACCGCACCGTGCCGCCCAAACGAAAACACCAGGGCCGGTGTATTTCATCACGAACGCCTCGGCCGCCCCGGCAGAAACCAGTGCGCCACCGCCGAAATTTACCGAACCGCTAAAGCTTCCGACCGCTACCACATTGCTGCTCGCGTCAACCGTCACACCGTACGCTATATCAATGCCGGTTGAGCCGAATGATTTCGACCACGTATGCGCTCCGTTGCTTCCCGCAAGCTTTACCAAAAATACATCTTCCGATCCGGCACTGCTCAGCACGCCCCCGCCAAAGTTAATTGCTCCTAAAAATGAGCCGGTGAAAATAGGATTTCCGCTGGGGTCAACCGCGATTCCGTTCCCGATGTCGTTGCTGCTGTTAATCGGAAAGTTCTCCGACCAGATGTGGCTTCCGTCCACGCCGGATAGTTTCGCAACATAGGTGTCGATACCCCCAGAGGTGCTAACCAGGTTAGTCCCGCCGAAGTTAAAGGTTCCCTGGAAGAGGCCGGTCAGAAACACGTTGCCGGTGGAATCCACGGCCACGCTATAGGCGTATTCGTCGCCTGTGCTGCCGAATCGTTTGGCCCACAGATACGTTCCAGTCGAATCAAATTTAGCGACGAAAATATCAACTCCACCGACAGGAGCCAACGCACCGCCGCCGAAATCTGTCGTGCTGGTGAAGTGGCCTACAGCAATGACATTACCGCTTGAGTCCAATCCTAGCCCCGTAAGCCGGTCATTAGTGGCACCGCCAAATCGCTTGGACCAAGTGTGAGCGCCCGACGTTGCGTATTTGGCTAGAAATATGTCCTCGCCGCCTGCGTTGGTTAATGCCCCGCCTCCAAAATTCGCTGTCCCTGAGAATGCACCCCCGACATAAATGTTTCCGGTGCTCTGCTCGACCGCCACAGCTTTACCAATATCAGCGCCAATACTGCCGAAACCGATTGCCCATAGATTCGTGCTGGCAAGCGATCCGTTGGATACGGTTACGGTATTGGTTGTTGAAAATCCTTGGTTGTTGGCCGGGTCAAATCCTCGTGCATAAAAGAGATGAGAACCGTTGGCGATATTCGTTGTCTGGAATGGCAGGGAGTATGGACTGGAAACGATCGTTCCTATTAACGTCGCTGAATCTCGATAAAACTCCACCCTCGAAACGCTGCTGTTATCCGTCGCCGTGGCAGAAATCGTGATGATATTACTAACCGTTGTGGCGTTGGCTGGCGCAGTCAGCGTAACCGTTGGAGCCGTAGTATCACCCGTCTGGGTTACTGCAAAGGTTTGACCGGCGACCGTCAAGTTTCCCGTGCGTGTGGCTGATGCGCTGGTTGAGGCTACCGTAAACGTCACAGTGTCATTGCCGGAACCACTTGCAGGCGCAACAGTAATCCATGCCGCACCGCTCGTAGCTGTCCAAGCGCAGACCGTATCACTGGCGGTTATATCAATCGTTCCAGACCCTCCATGCAAATCAAACGACGCGTTTACTGGCACGATGGAATATGAGCAGGGAACGCCAGTCTGGGTGACTATCAAAAGTTTGGTTGCAATCGTGAGGCGTCCTGTTCGCGTGAGGGAATTGGTCGCCGCAGCGACCGTGTAGCCAACGCTTCCATTGCCGGTTCCAGACGATCCGCTAATTACGACAAGCCAAGGGCTATCGCTGCTCGATGTCCAGTTGCAACCCTGCGTGGCTGTTACGGCGACAGTCCCGCTCCCGCCTGGGGAAGCGTAGGATGCGGCTGTTGGCGCAATGGCATAGGTGCAAGCCACGCCGGTTTGAGTAACGGTGAACGTTTGACCGGCAACGGTGAGAGTTCCGGTGCGGGTCAAAGACGAAGTATTTGCGGCTACCGTATAACTGACAGTTCCGTTTCCACTCCCGCTGGCTGGCGAGAACGCGAGAAAAGAAGCGCCACTGGAGACTGACCAAGTGCAACCGGCATTACTCGTAACCGCAATGCTGTTCGTGCCACCAAGAGAGGTGAAACTGGCGCTGGTCGGGGCAATCGAATAGGTGCATGGAGCGGTGCCGTCCTGCGTAATTGTGAAAGTCGAGCCGGCAACGGTAATGGTGCCTGTCCGCGAGACGGTTGTAGCGTTGGCTGTCACGGTATAGCCGACCGTGCCGCTGGCGGTGCCAGGACTTCCTGAATCGACCGTGATAAATCCATTGTTACTAACCGCTGTCCAGGCGCAGCCGGTTCCCGCCGTGACTGCGATGTTGCCTGGACCACCAGTAGCGACATAGTGCGCTGCTGTGGGAGCGATTGAATAGATGCACGCTGCCGCTGCCTGATTAACAGTAAAAGTCAACCCCGCAATCGTAATGGTTCCGGCTCGGATGACGGTGTTGAGATTTGCGGCATAAGTGAAAACAACGCTGCCGCTTCCGGTGCCGCTCGTCCCCGCTGTGATCGTGATCCACGAAACATTGGCAACTGCCGTCCACGCACACCCGGTGCCAGCCGCGACAAACACGGTGCTCGTCCCATTTGTGGCAGAGACGTTTATAGAAGATGGATTGATCGAATACGAACACGCCGCGCCGGTTTGCAGCACGGCGTAAGGTTGGCCTGCGATAGTTAATGTCGTGCTGCGAGATATGGTATTGGTGTTGGCAGCAGCTGTGTACGTGACCGTTCCGTTTCCCGTCCCATTCGTGCTGGAAAACGTAACCCAAGTTACGGGGCTTGAGGCTGTCCAAGCGCAGCCGCTGATCGTGCTGACAACTATGTTGCTGCTTCCGCCAGCCGAGGTGAACGACCCGGATGAAGGAGCTATTGAATAGCTGCACGTAATCACGCCTGCTTGCGTGACGGTGAAGGTTTGACCCGCCGCCGTAATTGTCCCAACTCTTTGATTGCTGTTCGTATTTGCGGCGAGGACATACGTAATCGTGCCGCTGCCAGTCCCGCTGCTACCCGATGAAATCGTTATCCAAGAGCCGTTTGGAGTGGCGTTCCATGTGCAGGTGGTTCCTGTAGTCATCGCTACAGTATTGGTGACGCTATTAGCTGGCGCGTTGGTGCTGGTGGGAAACAGGGCATAAGTGCAGTCGGGGGCTGCTGCTTGATCGATAGTGACCGTTGCACCAGCAATCGTCATCGTCCCGACGCGAGCGGTTAACGCAGTGTTCGCCGTGACGGAATAGGTTACTGTCCCGGTCCCGGTGCCAGTGCTTCCAGAGGTAATCGTAATGAATGAATCATTCGACGCGGCAGACCATGAGCAACCAGTCGTTGTGGTAACGGTTACGGTGCCGGAACCAGCCAAATTGCTAAATGATTTGCTCGTTGGATTGACGCTGTACGAGCAAGGCCCGCTTCCAACGCCTATAGCCAAACGTATCTTTCCGCCTGCCCCGTTATACCCGCCAACCAGAATCACATAGGGGATGCCGGAGATTGCATTGAAATTGACTATGCTCGTGAAAGCACCGTTGCCTGAGTCATCATTCTCGGCAATCGAAGTCAGAGCGCCGAGGGCCGTTCCCGTGAACACGCCGAGCAGCGTGTCAAAGCTGCTTCCTGCCGTGCTAACTGTCACCGGGCCGGTAAAAGGAGCAGTCCACGAATACCATACTGAGCGGCTAACGACATCGCCTGCAATGGTTGGCTCAAGAGCCTGAGTCGTGGCAGAAGCGTTCCTGTCGGCGATGCTTATCGAACCGCTGGAAACAAGCGCGGTGCGGTTGGCGAAATCGTCGTTGGCTGGAGGCGGTGCGGCAGCGAAGGCGGAAAGCGCCAGAAGCGGTAAAAGGCAAAGTAGATTTTTCATTCGAGTTTCTTTAGCTGCCTAGCAATCTGCTGTGCGCGTTCCGCTTCGATGAACTCGTGGCACATGCCTGAACGCGAGAAGAAATTGCCCGAGCCGTTGTAGAGGCGGAACGTCGAACCGTCAGGTCGAACACCGCTGGCTAGAATCTGAACTGAGTCGAATATTTCGGCCAATTCGTTCGCGTGCCGTTCAAGCAACTTTTCTTGTTCTTCTTCGGTCATATCAATACCAGGTAACGCCGTTCCAGAAATACATCACGCCGGGCGGATCGAGATCGTAGTTCAACGCGGCAGAAACAACTGGAACATCGACGGGCAACACCCCGCCATAGTTGCCAGAGTAAACCTCTTTCGTGAGCGATGACACACTTAATCCCTCTTTTTGTGAGCCAAGGACGCGACCGCCTGTCTTCCAGAGCGCAAAGCGATTGACCACGCCGACGCCCCAATCGTTCGTCACCTGAGTGCTATCGCCGGTCGGATACCAGTATTGGTCGTAAGCAGGCGTCGAGATGACTAGCGAGTAATTCCCCGTATTGGTCATCGTCAGAGAGATATTGTGAAAGTCGGCCCAATTGCCGTTCGTGAACACGAGGGTTGTATCGCATGTCAGCAGAAGGTTGAACTCGCTCCCCGCCGCCGCGTTGACATCCACGCTGCCGCACACAGCGCCCAACTCGACCGCAGGCGTTGTCGAGCTTCCGACCATCACAAGGTTCGTAAGGCTCAGATTGGTCGAGAGTGTGATGTTCGTTCCCGTGACCGTAAACTGGTCGCCGAAATTGAATGTATTGCCCACTGGTTGCCAAGTGATGTTGCCCGCGCCGTCATTGTAAAACACGCTCCCTGGAACGCCTTGAATCGTCGGCATGTGGTAGGCCAGCCCATTGATCGAGTAAACGAAGTTGCTGCTGGTATCGGTGTAGATGGCCAGTCCGTTCAGCGAGCCGACTTGAAGATATTTCTGATTGGCCTTGAGCGTCGGAGGGGTTAGCGCCTGGATATATTGTAACGAGTTTGACACACCGCGCAGGTTGGAGACGTAGATCGCGTATCCCTTGGCAATTCCGGCCGCAATGGTCGCCGTGATGAGTGCGTTGTCGGGTGCGGTCCCGCTGCCAGTTGCTCCACCCCACCTGAGGTCGAAGGGGCCGCTGAACTTGCGATCGTAGGCCCACGCAGCGTCAGCCGTTGAAGCGATGCGAAAGATGTTGTCAGCGCCAACGACAGAGTTGGTAATCGTGAACAAGCCACCTCCACCGTCCTCTTCGGTGTTGTATCCACGGACGAAAATGGATTTGTTCAACCCACCGACGAGCCGCGTCTTGAGCGCTGCGACGTTGGGAATCTCTTCGACAAATCGTTGAGCAAACAGCGGAAGGCAGGCGAACAGGATTAGGAGGCTGATGACCGTTTTCATGGTTTCTTAGCTGTGCGGGCTAATTCGCGTGCGGCTGATCCAATTCTCTTGCGCTCGGCCACTGCTGCGTCGTATTGCGTTTTCTGTTCCGCTGTCAATGTGTGGCGGAATTGAGTTTCGCGTGCGCGCTGGCCTGTGAATGGGTGATTAGCCCAAGACATATAGTGCGTGATGATTTGGCTTGGCGTTTTCTTCTTCAACAATTCATCCAAAGCTTTTTGAGCATCGTTCTTATTCCCAATGCGCAATGCCTGAGTGAGCGCCTGATAGTCGCCCACGTAGAATTCTGCCGATGGCTCGATGCCTTTCTTGGCATTGAACTCTTTAGCCAGATCTCGAATCCTTTGCTCTGGCGATGGTGCTTGGTCAGTCTTGATGCCAACACTTGCCATGACCTGCTTCTGGAACTGGCCGGGGAATGTTTCGCTCGGCTGGCCAGTTATGAGTTCCTTTGCTGCCGCCGTAACCGCACTGCCGCCAATCGGAACAGGGATGGCTGACTTCGCCATTTCCCCCCAGACGGTTCCAGGCTTGAGGTGCCGACCAAGAAAATCCTGTTGAGTGATAAATGTCAGGACCGGACGCATCGAAACCGATGACCGAGAACGCGCATATTGATTGAGCGTCTTGGCCATGTCTCCAGTCTTTTCAAACTTGCTCGTGATTAAGTGCGTCGTCTCCGCAGCCAATCCAAGAGGATGCAGGAAGAATCCAGGACCGCCGCCTATCTTGTCCGGTATCCACGCCGACACTTTGGCCCCAAATCCTTCTTCTGGATTTTCCCATGTCGGCTTCCCGCGCGTGTAGTAATTGATCAACTGGTTAGCTACGAATTGCATCAATGCCATCGCCCCCACGGAACGCATCAGCACACCACCGAATACGTTTTCACCTCTGGCCAGTTGGCCGATTGCCTTACCCGTTTGAGTGATTGCACCCAACTCGCTTCTGATAAGCCCTTCATTCCACTGCGGAGCCAGAAAGATCATCCGAGCCAAGTCTTGAGCGGATTTAGATTTGAAAATGCCCTGCCTGCCGAGGTTGCCGAATCGTATGTTCAGATCCTTTGCCGTCTGCGTCCACACCTGCTCATCCGTAAGCTCTGGACGGGCATTGCGTAGCCGTTTCGTTTCCAGCAATCCCACCTCGTTCATTGCCCCGCGCTGGAATTGTTCAAAGAGCCATTTGTTGAACTTTCCAAAGCCAGGGATGTGATGAATTACGTCTTGGAAAAGAGCGTCGGAGATTCGGCCCAAGTTGTATCCATGCTGCACCAATCCCTCCATGTTGCGCTTATCCTCGACAAGCGAATCCACCCATTCCCTTGGAATTTCCCCCCTTGTGCCCATCTCCCTGATTTGATCGCTGGTGTAATCGAGAAGTGTAACGCCTTGTTTGTAAGACGGGAACGGTGCCTTGAAGGTCTTTACGCCTAACGATTTGATTAGACTCTCCCAGAAGGCAACGCGCCCAAGATGGAAGGTGTCCAACATGAGGCTGATTGACTTGCCAGCACCTGTTGCCTGAAGAAAACTCCGACCTGCCACACTTTTCCTGAAATAACTCGGATCAGTTAAAGCGCTGAATATTCCCTCGTAACCGTTTTGGATAGCGAGCGGCTGACCACCAAGAAATTCCATCTTGTAGCCACTTGGCGGCTGAAGGTAGGTCGAACCGTCCGCGCGTTTAACAACGCTTGGCGCAGTTCCAACTGGTCGTCTGGTAGTGGGATCAACCAGATTTTTAAGGCTCTCATTCCAAGCGCGATTATTTATCAATCGCTGGCCTTGGCGTAAGCGGTGTTCGAGAAGGTCAACCGCATTGATCGTCACAGGGTCAACACCCGCAGCAATCGAATCCGCCAGCTTATCGAACGTCCTTACCTTCGTGAACGGCTTGCCTTCACCTGCACCACCCGCTGATGACAGGAAGGTTTCCGGCGCTTCCACGTCCTGCACATGCGGCACGTAGTTCTCGCGGCGGAGTGTCGGAATCCCAGAAGCTTCTTCAGCGGCCAACTGTGCATCGGTTACTTCACCAAATCTCTGAACAGCCATCCTCAACTGATCCATGTGGTACAGGGCATAATCCATAGCGTCTATCGCCTTGCGACCCCACTTCGAGGAAGCAACGTTTGACGCGGCCACCCTTTCCCTGTCGGCTCTTAGAATGTTCTCGTCCATCCCCGCTTCTCGCGCGAAGGTTAAGGCTTCCTCCGCCTTGCCTGCCTCTTTTGCAAACTCGCGCTCGAAGGGCTTTCGGATGTCGTTGACGGTTTGCTTGGCAAAAAGTGATGCCGCATTGTCTCCAGCATCCTTGGTGCGAGCCATCGCATCTTTTACTTCCCCAGTTTCCCAAAGCCGCTTGATCGTGCGACGGACTTTCTGCAATGGGGATATGGCGGATTCCATCGCTTCCCTGACGGGACTCGGCGCAGTCGGGAATTCTGATGGCGTGGCCGCGCCCATGCCGACTGCGCCGGGGCCGGCTGCTTCCTCTACTTTTGGAACTTCCGCCCCTTGTCCGCTCTCCTGAATTCCTGCGCCACGTTCCACGGCGGGCACTTGCCCTGTGCTTTCTTTCGGCCCTGGCTCGTTGAGCACATCGCCATGAATCGGTGCTGTGCTGCTGATTTGCTCGGCATTTGCTGCTCCTTCCTGTATTACTGCGTTTGCTGCTTCGACGGTTTTCGGTGCGAGAGTGTCTGGAGGGGGAACCTTTCCAGAGCGACGGGCAAGTTCAGCCATTCCAAGATTCAGAATCACGTTCCCGGTAGCCGCACCTCGCTCGTCAGCGGTCTTGGCTTGCGTGAAGTCATAGCCCCCCTTGACCGCACCTGCCACTCCGACAGTTCCAAAGAAATACGGCGCAAGCGGCCCCATCACAACACCAGCCCCGGCAAGTTCTGCCGAATGCATTGTCAGCAATCCCTCGACGCCTGAAATAAGCGATCCACCAAGACCCTTCATAAACTTCACCTGATCCGAGTCCTCTGGATTCACTGTCGGCTTTGGTAATTCAATCAGCGGTTTGTTTTGGATCTCTTTTAACGTCTGCACGTCTTGAGCGACCGCGCCTTTAAATAGCTGCAACGGTGATTGGTCCTTGGCGCTTCCCAAAGCGGACGGAACGAGCGGCGATGCTGTTGTCTCTGGCATCGCTCCAGTTGCGGCTTCGGCTGGCTTGGAAAACAATTGGTCAAAGGCTTGGGACGCTGGAACGCTAGGCTCCGGAGTCACTGGCGCTGGACCTTCCTGCACCGACTTATTCAACGCCTGCAACGCATCGAATTCCTCCTTGAAGTCGGGCTGCTCCAAATACACAGGGTACTTCCTCCCGATGGCGTCAATGAGAGCTTCCCGATTCACGTCTTTGTAAGCCGGATAGGTTTCGAGTAATTTATTCATTACTTCGCTCATTGCGGAAACAGGTTCAGAGGGTCTTTTGGATTCGTTGCTGCTGGTGCTTGGCCTTTGGGAATCGAGATGAAATCGTCGTAGATTTTCCGCAATGCTGGTGCTGCCTCTTCCGGCGTCTTGCCGGTGCTGCGAACGTAGGTGCCGAGTGAACGGTTGAAGAATTCGTCCCACGTTACCTCTTTGCCGCGATTCAGCAGAAGACGATTCTGGCGCAAAACTTCACGCTCTGCCTTCGCTTCGTTGTTTGTAATCGCAAGCTCATTCCTTGCGATTATAGCAGCATCCAATCTTTCCTTGGCAGCTTGAATCTGCGCATCGGAAATTGATTGGCGTACGGCCAGCGTCTCCCGAACTGACTCGGCTCGTGCGTCGGTCGCCGCCTGTTTCGCGCTGTAAATCTGAGCGCCACGAACGCTGCCCTCGATGAGTTGAAGGGCTTGCGGATCGACGTTCCCACCCTTCTCGGCAATCCTGCCGTATAGCTGGCTCACGGATGCGGGATTGTCCCACTGAGTTTGCCCTATCGCCCCCCAAATATCCGCACTAGCCGCCTGAATGTTCAGCGCGGTAGAAATCTTTTCCTGCTTTATCTGATGATCCAGCGCTTCATTCGCCAACCGCGCCTGCATCTCCTGCTGCCTCAGCGGTAGCAAAGCCTTCTCGCGTTCTTCCTGATCTCGAAGTTCTCTTGCTCTCAGATAAGCTGAAACCACACTAGATCCGACCTGTGCGCCCTTAAGCATGCTTGTCGCCAGATCAGCTGGTTGGCCGAGCCACGGTATGTCGGAGATGGAAGAATTAATTGCCATGTTGTTTAAGATCAGCTAAACGCCCAACTAATCGTGCAAGACGCAAAGCTGCAAATGCAAACTTCCTATCATCAGAATCTCCGCAAGAGTCTAATTCATAGCCTGCCCTTCCAAGCAATGTTGTGATGTCGTTCCTAATAGCCTGCTTAGCCTTTGTGTTTTGAGTGTCGTCATACTCAAAGCAACTTATCTGATGTCTAACTTTCATGTTCGCTATGCATACATTGATCCCGATGGGAATCCACTTCTATCATCCCATCCGCCAGAGTTCGTTCCTTGATAGGAATTAGGCACGTAATTCGAAGTCGTTCGAGTGGTCGGAGTCAAATCCGACTCTGTTAATCCATTTCCATAATTTGCATTGTACTTGCCTGTGTAACCTGCGCCGCCTCCATAGATGCTGAGNACCTCGCCTATCAGNGCCATCTGAGAATCNAAGCGACCNCGCTTGCCGGGATCAGGGGCGGCTTGCACTTTGGCAGCCAACCAATCCCGATTGAATTGGTCTTCGGGATTAAAGAACATCTTGCTCACATCGTATAAGCCTGGAAGACGAGAACTAGCCGCTTGCAACCAGCGCTCAGATGCTGAAAGACCTTCTCGAATGATGCCCAATGATGTTAACCCCAAATCTTCCGCTTCTGCTGCGCCAGCCATGCCCGATCCGCCGTAGCCTCCGGCAAATGATTTTGCGCCACGCGAACGCTGAACCACTCGTTGAACATCTTCGGGCACTTCCCCCCTGAGCATCGACGACAGTTGCCTTCCTCCCGTTTGCATGATCTCGTCGTAATTTGGGATCGCTGCCTTCAGCATGTCCTGCAACTGCTGGAAGTTAAACTTGTTGATGCTCGCACCCAGCTCTTCAATTTTCGGAATTGCTGCGAGATTTGTGGCAATGGTCTTCTCTTGAACGTCCGCTAAATCGGGAACCACCGGCTTAACGCCGTATAGATCCTTCATCTGTTGCTTACTTGGGAAAATGCCGCCAATAGGGTCGAGCGCCATAAAATCAGGTAAAATTCTCGATGTATCCCGCGCCCCACAACGCCGGGTCTTGCATGCGCGGTGTGGCTACTGGCCCGTCGCCGTTGAAGTTGGCCAATTCCTCTTCGAGAAGATTTATGGCTCCGCCTCTGCGCGATGGCGTCCCGTATTCGTTCGTCACCGCGCCCTCGATAAGCCGCATCGCGTTGTCGTACTGCCCGTTCTCTTCCTCAAGGATGCCCTGAACGCACAGTTTGAGCGCCTGACGATTTCCGATGATGAGGTAGTCGGTATCACGCGCCACGGGAATGAAAGCCATCTTGACCAGCAAATCGACGGTGTGCAGGTCGCAATCGTTGTCACACTCCTTGTTCGTCGGAGAATCAGGCAAGCCGGGAATCAGATAGCGTCGATACTGAGGAAGCGTTTCGTCTGGTTCGTAAACGGCCAATGCATTCACGTTGGCCATGCTCGGCACGTCGTACGAGTAAAGGCGAATATTGCCGTTGGTGACTGGCTTCTGCACGCCGGTCAAGCTGCTGAAGTAATTGACGGTGATTTGAAACGTGGTGCTCAGGGGAACGCGCTCGCCGTCAATCCACGTTCCGTCTGGAAGCTGCGTCAGAATCCAATTCGAGTTTTCGTCAAAGCCTTGAAGCAGGATGTAAGCGTCAGGGTCTTCGTCCAAATCACTGTAAACTTTTATCTTCTGCGTTCGGCTGCTCATCTCATCGAATGCCACGGCAAGACCACGAGTAATGAGCGTGTTGCCGGGGCAGTCGCCCTCACCAAGGATGCCGTAGGATGTTCCCTGAAACTCAAAGAACTCATTTCGGATCATGCCCGGACAATTGCAGAGAGCAAACCCTTCGACAGTTTCAAAATGTCTCGGAAGGGTGATACATCCGCTCGACGTGCAGAACCTATATCGCTGGAATGTGCCCTTCCATTTCCCCCGTGGAAGAAGACGCTCGACAGCCTGATTTAAGTAAAAGGGCACTTTCGGACTGCTCTCGCAGGCATTTACCACCGGGGCAATGGTTGGCCTTGCCGCGCCTAATGTGAGTCTCATCAAACTGTATAGTAAGCCCGCGCCGTCCGCTTTACGACATATACCGCAACGTAAGGCGGCATGTTCTCGTGTGGCTTTGAATCCACCGGAGGCGTGGCCGAAGTATCCCCGCCTGCGTTAGCCAGCGTCGTGTTGATCGGAACTTCCTGTGTGGCAACCCCGGCCAGTCCGTCATTGTTCGGATATACGTTCCCGGTCCCGGCACCACCTGCCGGATCGCTCCCCCAGATTTTATTGGCAGGTTTCCCGGCCTGTTCCTCGGCTTGCGGCGTATGCGTGTGCGGGAACATTTCCTCCAGTGTGAGCTTCACCTGATCCAATCCGCCCGTATCGCCCACGGCCAGAACTGTCGTTGACACTGGCAGCGTTCCCACGCCGACAATCGTTCGCGCGGCAAATGCCGTGTCTTGTTCCCAGAAACTTCCCGTGACTTGCGTTGGAGGCGTCACAGTCGGATCGATACCATCGCCGCCGTCGAAGGCGTAAAGGTTGGCTAGTGTGCCAACCCAAATCTGCCGCATGTCGGAAGATGCAGGGACGGGATGTTTCTTCGTCCACCTGCCATAGCCAAAGGTCCACGTTCCAAGATCACCGCCAGAAACGTCGGTGCGTATCCACGGCTTGTTCTGGTCGTCAACGCCGGGGATGTCCGAACCGTAATTGAATCCGATTCCGAGGCTTCCTGGGATTGTACCGAACGCTCCGGTGAAAATGTCGATGACAAGCTGCTGCCACGTCGAGAAGCAGTAACCGGGAGGCAGGCTTCCTGGCGTTAATGGAATTGTTGTAGGCATTGGCATTACTCAGCGGAGTAGTTGAATATCGGAACGTCGCAACCACTCACAGAATGACATGGCCCTTCGCCGCGACATTCTCCAAGCGGACTCTCATCCACCCAATGCGCGTGAAGAACAAGTTTCTTAATCCGGCAATAGCCCGTGATCGTCTGCCTCACCTGAAACTCAAATCCCAAATCGAATGGCTTATCCACGTCTGCCTCGCATGAATCGGGAGGCTTTGGGAACTTGATGTCGGGTCGATACTGGAGCCGAAGCTGCCTTGGGCCAGTCTGCGGAGAGCCGCAAGTCGGCGTCTCGCACTCTTGAAACTCCGCACATTCGCTCCATGCGGTCCAATCTAGCCACAGAGGATAGCTGTCGGGCCGGAACTGGAGATTGAAATTCACCGCCCCATAAAGTTCATCAACCGATTGCTGGCCAGTCATAAGGCGCTTCAATCCCAATCCCTGATCGCTGAATCGAAGTGAGCGGTCCTCGTGCGACCACACGATTCGCTTGGATTGATTGTCCTGCTTGTCCGCGCGGCTCAACTCCCAAAGCTCGATCTTGTTTGCGTTCGACAGCGTGAACATGAAACAGCGTTCGGTTTTGTTCACCGTCGCTGTCAGGATTTGCAGAATCTTCAACCCGGTCCACACGCCATTCCAGGCCGGAGGTGACTGCCTTCCAATGCCGGCCACAGTCGAGAAATCAAGGGCAGTAAGTCCACGGAAATACGTGCCGTGCATTGTCCAGACAGGACTGATTGTGGTCAAAAGCCGGTTGTCGAAATTTACCGAGCTTGCGTGATTCAGCGTGGCCTGCTGGTCGTACTCGAGGATTGGCCGTATCTCGTCAGACATTCCGCTGTTCGACCAAGTATTCTGGCCGCCGAGTTGAAAGTTCCTGCGAGCGACGATGAAGCTGCGAATGTCGTTTAGCGAGCGAAACCACAAGTCGGAGTTCACCTGAGACACTACGGTTTGATTCACTGGCCCTGGACCTATCATTGAGATGGTCTGAATCGGGTAAGTCACCAGTTTCCAGATCGCGCGGTCGATTGGGGCATTCACCGAGAACGCCTGCGTCTCGGTGAAGATGATTAGCGGCCCCTGACCCGTCGAGGTGTCCAACACCGCAATCGGCACTATGGCTGTTATCTGCCCCGCCGAATCAGGTATCGAGAACGCCCCACCCGTAGCCAGCAGGTCGTTCTCCGTCATCTTAAGGACCGCATCGCGGTAATTGTAGGTTGCCGTTCCGCTTGGACCATAAACCAGATCGCCAGCAACGAATTGGTGCCGATCTGGGGATGCGATCCAAATTCTGCCCATCACGTAGGCCATGACTGTCCCGACTGGAATCTCGTTGGGTGTTGCTCTACGCGCTGTCGCCCCATCGAAAATGTAGGGGGAACTCACGCCGTTTTGCTTAATGAAGAACTGTTCGGCTTGAATCATCCAAGAGAACTCAAGCAGCGACGAATCTGGATCGCCAACCGACTTCACGGTATCGCCGCTGCTGACAATCGTTCCGGCAACTGCGTCGATGTTTTGCAATGTCAAAGTAGTGGCATCTGGTATCCCGGTGATCTTCATCGTCCCGCCACCAAGAAATATGAATTGTCCAATCAGGAACACAGAGGAATCAGCCACGGTAGTATTATCGCTGGCCAACAGCGCTGGGATTGTGAAATTGGCTGTAAGGGTAGTTGTAATACCCGCGCCGATAGTGACATCCTGAACTTTGAACTGGTTGGCGATGTCGATCTTGAACATGCGCCCACCGATTTCCGCCATCAGCACATCATCGCCGGATGCGGTGCGGTAGCGATGCGCCCCCTGAAACTTGGCATCCTCGAAGAGCGCGGAGTCCACGCCGGGGAATCGCAACGTTCGCTTGTTCACGCCGGGCCTTGGTTTAATATACCCACCGCGCATCTGGGCGTTGACCGCTGCGGCGACTTGATTGGGCCGGATCAAACTTGGAGAAAGTCCCCCATCCACCCCCCCTTCGAGTGATTGGAACCCATCGCTCAAACGCCTCGGATCTTTAGTCATACTTATCTCCAAAGACCCAAATGTTCGCAGTCGGAATCGGAGGCGCTGCAATCGAAACGCTCAACGAAAAGTAGATGATCGGCACAACCACGACAGCAGCCAGCGGGTACGCGTCCAGCGTGAGCGCTTTCCAGTCCACAACCGTCACCAGCGTGTTGTATGTCTGTGCTGCCCCGACGATGACATTCCCCGTCTTGAGCGGTCCCGTGTAGATTCCGCCAGAGGGAGCAATCGTGCTGAAATCCATGCTCGGGCTTTCCACGATAATGTCCGTAATCCGGCAACGGCTGGACGAAAGAGCTATTGGCTGATCCGCATTCGTGTTGAACACGGCCCCGATAAGTGAGCCGAGCATTCCCCGCCGCGGCAGATAAATGGCCGTAGGCACTCCAGCCGGACCTGTGGGGCCTGCGGGACCGACTGCACCTGCTGGACCGGCAACGCCAGGAACTCCCTGCGGTCCTGCCGGACCGGGCGCACCATCAGCACCGATTGGCCCCGTGGGGCCGGGAGGCCCGACACCGATCGGCCCCTCAGGTCCAGTGGGCGTGAGCTTTGCCCCGCTCGGAATCACCGTGCCAGCATCTACGTTGTTTGGATATGCGCCCATTAGTTAGAAAATGGATAACTTAAGACAGCAGGCCGATGCTGGCCTGCACCGACATCCGGGTAAGCTATCGCACCCGTATAGGATGCCTGCGTTTGAGTGAATGCGCCACGGCCCACTGCTTGCGCTTGCGGCAAGTTGATTCGGAAATCTCCGTTGGCCGGGTCAACCCAAGGCGTAACGTCGGTGGGATAACTGACCGTTCCGGTGATCAGAATCGCGCCCATGACCGTCAAGTTGATATTGCCAAGAGTATTTGTCTGAATCCCCGATCCGAACCCACAGTTAGTAATCAGCCCATTGCGAATTGCAGAACCGCTTGAATTAATTCCCCAAGCACCGTTCTTTAGTAAATTGCAGTTTTCAACAACGATGGGTGTTGCGGATGAGGCAGAGAGATCGATTCCAGACCCGACATTATTGTAAGCATCACAATTGCTCAAAACCGTTCCTGCGGCACTTACCACGTTGTACCCATGTTGTCCGCACGTATCGGCGACACACCCAACTAAGGCGGCGGCGGCCTGGATCTGAAAACCTGAATTTACGTTCCCGATAGCGTCATGGGCAATGCATCTCCAGAGGTAAGTGGAATTGGCAACGATTTCAAATCCCCCTTTGTTAGACGTGTTTGACCCATTGCAGAAATATGTTTCACATTCAACTAGCGTTACGGAGGAACCGCTCAATACAAACCCAGAACGACGAACGTCATGCACTACACAACGGGTAAAAGTAACCTCATTACCGTTGCAGGTTATTCCATCAGACGTACCACTCGTTGCCCCGCTGTTTGATAAAATGAGATCCCTGTAATCATTGTTTGCCCCGCTAGAAGATAGCAGGGAAACACTTGCTCCTACTGTCGGGCAATCAATCGTCGCTTTCCCAAGGTCCCCAGGAATGCCCCAAGCAGTCATTCCCTGCCATACAATCGGACCAGCCTTTGAACTAAATATATTAGCAGTCACCGAATAGGTCGCCGTCGCTTTGAGATTAACTCGCGGAGCCAAGCCTTGTGCTACACCGGAATTAAGATTTGTCTGAGTTGCTGTAACAAAATTAAAGGGAAAATTAACCGTCCCATTCGGCCCTTTCCAGACACCACCAACTCGGATGGTCGTCGCGCCCAAAGAATCCGTTGCCGGTGCTGTGCCACTCTTGGCGGTCAGGCTGACGGTAATCGTTGTGCCATTGGTCGCCGTGATACGGGCGATAAAGGTGGCGATGGTTGCGCCAGCCGTGACATAAACACTCGCCCACTCGTTCAACGGAATACCCGCACTGGCTGGATTGCCGGTGGCGACCGTGAAAATGCCGGTGGTTGAATCCCACCCGCTCGCAACGACTTTGCTCGTGTAAGAAATAGTAGCTGCGGCGTTCGTTGTGCTGCCGGAGTTCAGGTTGTCGCCGTTGGTGAAGTCGCAATAAAATTCCGTATAGGCCGCTTCGGAAGAAATGACACACAAGACCAACAGTGCCGTGGCCAGGAGAGTTTTCATCGTGTAGTAGTAACCGAAATATCCAGCTTCGTGATGTTTGTGCACGCAGTGACGGACCACGCGATTACATCGCCGTTTGTCACACTCAAATTCCAGCCTGTAAGCGCATTCGTTGACTTAAGCGCTGAAATAATTGTCGGGGGCGCGGTGGCAGTGATTTTGTCGCCAGCAACCGGATGCGTCGAACCGGCATCGAATTGCCCGTAAGTGCAACGCCAAATATCGACAATCGCGGAGCCGGTTTGATCGGCGAGCATGACGCAGCTTTGAATCGTACCGCCGTTCACAATTGTTGAATATCCGGCTAGGCCGGTCGCCAGCACAAGACCGCCGCCGTCGAGGTGTATGCCAAAGCTATTTGTTATCGTCGTGGCGATGGCCACGCCGTTGTAGGTTAGGTACGAACCATTGTCGGCCACCAGATTGGTCTGCCCGCTCAGAGATATGCTGCCTGCCACCGCTTCCAATACGTTGCTTCCATTTATCCGCAACCGGATTGAAAACGGGCCGACTGCATCGAAGGTGAGATTGGTATTCGCCACCACCAGTTTGTCCGCATACGCTTGAATTGATTGACCGGCTGCACCAGCTACGGCAAGGTTTAACAGCAAATCGCCAGTGTCGTTGGTGTGGACAATGCTCAGAAATCCCAAGGCCGGATCGTAAAATAGCGCATTCGAGTACGCAGTGGGAGAGGCGACAAATTTACCGCTCGGAAAATCGAAGTAGGGAATTGCCCCACCAACGATGTCGGTGTCAAACGTGTTCGTCGTGAAAACGGTTTCTTGAATTGGAACTATCGCAGCGCGGCAATTGAGCGCCAGCAGTGCGAGTATTAAGATTCTAAATAAGGTGTTCACGCGATTCTCAATTCCCATCCGGTGTCATTGGTTCCTGCACCAGTCTTGAGCCACACTGCTCCGACATCATCGTAGAACACGGCAGGACGGGTGGCTGTGACGACGCCATTTGGATCGCCTGTTCCGAAAAACACCTGAGCCTCGGTTAGCCCAATGCCAGTTGCCGCATCGTCGCGCAGATTCAGCAGCGTGAGCGTCGTCGCGTCGGGAATGCCGACAACTTGGAAGTAGCCAGCCAGTGCGAGGTAAATAACTTGGCCAATGCTGAACACCGAAGAATCCTCAACGCTCGCGTCGGCGCTGCTTCCCTGATCGGGAACGGTGAAATCGGCGGTCAGTAGCGTGCTAGAGTCTGTGCCGTCCTCGCCGTCAGCGCCGGGAATTCCGTTCGTACCGCGCGGGCCGGGAATCGATGTCGCCAAGCAAACTCTGGTTGGGAGAGCCATCTAAAACGTCCTTTCGAATGCGCGCGCTGGTTCGCATTTCACGCAGGCGTTCGGTTCCACATCGCTCGTGACGATTGCGCCAGCGGCGATCATTGCGCCCTCGCCGATCGTCACGCCGGGAAGCAGCACAGCCCCCGCGCCGATCGCCGCTCCATCCTCGATTATCGGAGGCTGGGCATCATAATCCGGGTTGTTCACACGTGGATATTTGTCATCGGTGGCCACCACACCTGGGCCAACAAAGACATTCTCTCCAATCATACTGAAGGCCGGAAGAAATACGTGTGCTCCAATGCGCGATCCATTTCCGATGCGACTTGCCCTTCCAACCTCGGCCCCACAACCAATCGAACACGAACTCCCAATGTGAACGTTATTCTGAATGACCGCATGGTGCCAAATGTAGGTATCTACACCAATGCAAACTCCGCGCCCTATGATGGCGGTTGGCGCGATATTTTGTTCAGAGAGATTCATAGATTTTGAACATTTGAGACGCCATCTCTTTTGATTCCGCAACGGAAGTCTTCTCTCTTGCCTCTGTTTTACCAGTTAATATCGCCAGTAACTCATCCGCCATCACACGCTGATCGCCTTCGGTAATCCAGAAGTCGGAATAGGGATTGCCGCGATAGCTGATGGTCTTTGCACCACTCGCATTTGCTTCGAGTGAGATTTTGTCGAAGTCGCCGTAGCGCACGAGGCCGATGTAAAACGAGGTCGAACAAAAGGCGTTTCGTAGGTTCTCTGGAGAAAACACCTGCGGGCCGATGTAGCTGTGGAACGAGCATCCGTTCCGATTGACCAGCGGAAAGAACCAACGATGCTGGTCTTTGGGAAGGTAGATCGCGTGGAGTCTTGCTTGGTGAAGTTCCTTCGTGATCCACGGCCACGCCAAGAACAGATCGAGATACCACTTAATCTCGTACTGGTTCTCGGCGGTGAATACCGATGGCGTCCCAGCGTATTTACCACCGCTAACGATCGGCTTCCAGAATTCCTTGTCAATCCCCATCGGGATGCACTCCACGCGCGTATTCCTGTCGCAAAGGCTTTTCCAGATTGCCTGGTGTCTCGGCCAGAAGGTGACAGTCAAATCGCAATGCTGAAGCCAGTATTGGGCCATCATCCACGGATCTCCGTGACCGTAAACGGCCCCGATTCCTGCTTCGTATCCGCTGTGAAACATCACTTCCGGCGTGCCGTGCGCGACCCAAATCTTAGGCTTTTCGGTATGAAGATACACATCCGGCAAATGCGTATGAATAACGTGAATGTCAGCATTGTCGGCAGCAGGCCACGCGGCAGGATTGACGCAATCCACGAGAACGCTGTTAAGGCCAAGCGCGAGTTCCCCGGCGACGAGAGCAGCAGCGATGTTGTGCATGCCGCTGTTATTGATTAGGCACCAATGGGAGATTTTTGGCATTTAAGCGTTTAACTTTGCAATAATTTCCTTGGCCATTGGTCCAGGTTCCCAATCATCATGTTCCCAAGACCATTTGCCGACTTTGCACTTTGGCCGTTCGTCCAGTTTTGCAATGTGTGTTTCTTCCGGGCGCTTCCAGATGTGTTGTGTTGGCGGATCGCCTTCGCCATCGAAATCAAAGACAATGTAATAGTTGGCGTTCATCGGTATTCTGTCGCTACGAAAATTCCAGTTCCACCGGCACCGCCTGGGCGATTAACATTGGACGCCGTTTCCGCACCTGCACCGCCCGCGCCGGTGTTGGCCCCAGCCGCTGCTCCTGTCCCGGCAGTTGTAGTGCCAAGACCGCCGCCGCCAAAAAGAGTGTCACCACCGTTGCCACCGCAGGCTTGAGCCACAAGCAATCGTATTCCGAATGTTCCAGGGGCACCTGGCGCGTTTATGTCGCCACCACCGCCAGCGGCCCCGCCTGCTCCGCCAGCAGCGATTGAATTCGTATTGCCGACAACCATGCCAGCCCCACCAAGACCACCCGCCGCGCTCATCACCGTCGAGACGAGTGTTGATCCGCCAGTGCCTCCGCTGACTCCGAGTGACGAACCGCCAGCACCGGCCCCGCCTATGCCAATCGAATAACTAGCCGCCGGAGAGGTGACGAACTTGCGGCAATAACCACCAGCACCACCACCACCTCCAGCCGCAAAACTGCTGGCCGCTCCGGTCACGCCTCCGCCTCCACCGCCGCCAGCAACACATTCCATCATGATCGCCGTGCAATCCGCGCCAACGGTATAAGTGCCAGTCGCCGAGATAATGGTGACTCGCAATGGAGTGCCCTTAGAAGCGCTGACAGCCTTACTGCTGGCGCTTGATGTCAGCAGGGATAGTGATGCATCTTTGCTGTCCGCTGTCGTTTGAAGGGTCGAAATGACTGCAGAATCACTTACAGCCTTTGAATCGGCAGTGGAGGTCACAAGCGAGAGTGAGGCAACCTTGCTGTCGCTTGTGGTTTGCAGGGTCGATATTACAACGCTGTCCGATACCGCCTTGGAGTCAGCGGTTGAGGTTAGCAAACTCAAAGAAGCAGCCTTGCTGTCTGACGTGGTTTGCAAGGTAGAGATGACGAGACTATCGCTCACCGCTTTGCTATCAGCCACCGATGCTGAGCTTCCCGCTGATACTCCCTTACTATCGGCGGTCGATGTCAAAAGGCTGTCACTCACAGCCTTTGAATCGGCTACCGAAGCATTGGCTGTCGCTGTGGAGATCAACGCTGACTGCGATACGTCTTTGCTGTCAGCCGTGGTCTGGAGCGTTGAAATGACCACTGAATCGCTCACCGCCTTTGAATCTGCCACCGAAGCCGCACTGCCAGCACTTACCCCCTTGCTGTCGGCTGTCGATGCCAGCAATGAATCAGAAACCGCCTTGCTGTCGGCAACCGAAGCATTCAACGCCGCGCTGTCTGCCATACTTCGCGCTGTACTGTCGGGGCTTCCGGCATCAGCCGTGGATTGCGCGGAAGAAATCAGCGACGATTGTGAAACGTCCTTGGAATCGGATGTCGTTTGAAGCGTTGAAATTACCGCGCTGTCGCTTACGGCCTTGGAGTCCGCCACGGACGCAGCCGTTCCAGCACTGACCGCTTTACTGTCAGCCAACGATGTTAATGCCGAATCCGATACAGCTTTTGAATCGGCTATGCTGGCTGCACCGCCTGCACTCGTGGCACCAGACCCGGCAAGTGAAATCAGGCCGCTCTGCGAGCTGTCCTTACTATTCACGGCTGATTCCAACCCCGACGTTATCAGCGAATCACTAACTGCTTTTGAATCGGCGATAGATGCGTTGAGTGCGGCGCTGGTCGCCATGCTCCTGGCTATCGAGTCGGCACCGCCAGCCGCTGCCGTGGATTGCGCGATCGAAATAAGAACTGACTGCGATACGTCCTTTGAGTCGGCGGTCGTTTGAAGCGTGGATATTACCCCACTGTTGCTGACTGATTTGCTGTCTGCCGTTGAAGCAGCCACACCTGCTGAAGTGGCTTTTGAATCAGCGAGCGAAGGATCGGAGGATACGGCTTTGCTGTCGGCGATGGAAATTAACAGGCTCTGCGAAGCATTCTTGCTGTCGGCGGTAGTTTGCAACGTGCTCGTTACCGCGCTATCGCTGACCGCCTTCGAGTCAGCAACGGAGGCGTTGAGCGCGGCACTAACGGCCATGCTTCGCGCGTCGGAGTCCGCTGCTGCTGTCAGGTCAACGAAATACGCGAGGCCAGTCCACGCCGTTACACCATCTCCGAATTTGGCTTTAAGGGTATCGGTTTCAAGCCCGACCTGCCCAAGTCCGAGCACCGGATCTCCGGCAGTCCAGTTGGCGGCAGTGTTTCGAGCGAGTTGAATCATGGAGATCCGTCATCAACGATGAATGTTCCCGGCGTTAAACCATCGCCGTCATCGACATTAAAAGTTCC